CCCTTCTCGCTGTATGTGCAGGTTACAGGATGCCACCGCCGACAGCACCACGCCCCCAGTTGAGCGACAAGGCGTGCGGTGACTTGCTGCCTTCCCACTTCACGAAAGCATCTGTGACTCCGAGTTTGCCCCGCTTGGCAAGGGTCTGAAACTCGGGCAGGTAATACTCAGCTGGTCCTGGCTCCATCTCGGCGACTGCGTGGCCGTCGAACCACACCGTAATGCGGCCCTGCCGGAGCCCGACGGCGACTGGCACGACATGGCCGATCTTCGGCTCGCGCGGATACTCGCGCCTGGCTCGGTCAATGAACGCCTGGCTGACGTTGGTCAGCGGTATTTGCGTGCCCTGCTTCAGCGGATAGGTCTCAACCTCAGCGCCGACCGACTTGTTGCGATTGAACAACCCCATGTCTCCGACTGTAATCCTGCGAACCTAGAGGTGTCCATGTTTGTGCGTACAGGCCATGCCCGGTAGGGGTCCCGCGCCTAAGCGCGAGCGCTCGCGGCCTAATGACACGGCCCGCCGTGAGGCTGAGTTCACCCGCGTGGCTGACGATGGCCAACTGCGTGGGCCTGAGTTGCCCGAGATGACCTGGCATCCCAGGACTGCTGCCTGGTGGGATACCTGGCGGCGGTCCCCCATGTCGCAGACCTTTACCGCTACGGACTGGGATTTCCTGCTTGATACCGCGCTGCTGCACAACGAGTTGTGGGCTGGCAACCCTGGCGTGGCCGCGGAGTTGCGTCTGCGTGTGGCCAAGTTCGGCGCATCGCCGGAGGACCGCCTGCGGCTGAAGGTGGAGATCACCGACGAGGTGGCTGAGGCTAAGGCTGAACCGCGTGTAAACGCGGATCGGAAGGCACGCCTTGTCGCTGTCGCCAACGCATAGTCTCGGCTTCGCCCTGCTCGATTGGATCGAGCATTACTGCGTCCACGGGCCTGGCGACGTTGAGGGCGATCCTGTTCTGCTGGATGACGAGTTCGCCGCGTTCTTGCTGCATTGCTATGAGGTGGACAAGGCTGGCCAGCGGCGCGTGCGTCGCGGCGTGATGTCGCGGCCCAAGGGTCGGGCCAAGTCAGAGTTGGCTGCGTTCATCGCTATCGCTGAGGCGGTCGGCCCCGTGCGCTTCTCGCATTGGGCAAAGGACGGCGAGGTGTCGCCCTGGGGCTATTGCTACGACGAGGGCGAGCCTGTTGGCAAGCCAGTCAAGCGTCCCGAGGTGCTGTGCTTTGCCACCGAGTACGGCCAGGCCGGAAATACATACGACGCGGTGCGTTATATATGCCAGACGTCCAAGGCTTTACAGGCTGACTACCCCGGCATAGACGTCGGACTGACGCGCATCATCCTGCCGCAGGGCGGTCAGATCACACCTGAGTCTGCTGCCGACTCATCCAAGGACGGCGGCAAGTCCACGTTTGTTGTATTTGACGAGACGCATCTGTGGGTGCTTCCTCGTCTCAAGCGCCTACACCAAGTCGTGCTGCGGAACCTGCTCAAGCGCAAGGTCGCTGCTGGCTGGGCTTTCGAGACCACCACGATGTACGCGCCCGGTGAGGGCTCGGTCGCCGAGGGGACGCACGAGTACGCCAAGGCCGTGACAGAGGGCCGCATCTCTGACGCTGGCCTGTTGTTCGATCATCGCCAGGCAGCGCCCAAGTGGGACGCGACCAAGAAGCGCGACAGGCTTGCGGGCCTCGCTGAGGTCTACGGGCCAGCCGAATGGCTAGACCTAGAGGCGATCGCTGATTCCTACGACGACCCGCAGACGTCTCCTGCTGAGTGGGAGCGTTACTGGTTCAACCGCCCCGTGTCGCTCCAGGGTCAATGGCTGCCGCAGGTTGCCTGGGATGAGTGCCAGGCCGCCAAGGAGATTGCCGACGGTGAGCGCGTTGTCCTGGCGCTCGACGGTTCCTACTCGCGTGACGCCACGGCCATTGCCGCAGTCAGCGTGGGTGAGTTCCCGCACTTGCAGCTCGCCGGCGTGTGGGAGCGACCGCCAGGTGAGACCGAGTGGACGGTGCCGATCCTCGACGTCGAGGAGGCGATCCGAACGGCTTGTCTGCGTTGGCAGGTTGTTGAGATCACCGCTGACCCGCACCTGTGGGCCAGGTCGCTGGAGGTTCTGGCGTCCGATGGCCTGCCAGTCACGGAGTTCCCGCAGTCTGCTGCGCGCATGACGCCAGCCACGCAACGCTTCACCACGATGGTGCTAGAGCGCCAGATGACGCACTCTGGCGACCCAATCCTGACGCGGCATGTGTCCAATGCGGTGCTGAAATCGGATGCTCGTGGCGTGCGCATTTACAAAGAGACCAAGAACTCGCCACGCAAGATTGACGCGGCAGTCGCCGCCATCATGGCCCTAGAGCGCGCCATGACGTACCAAGAGCAGCCCCGTGAGGCTGCACCATTCTTCATTGCTTAGGAGTTCCATGGGCAGCATCGTGCAAGTTCTCGGCCTTGCCGGGATTGTCGCTGGCGCAGCCCTAATCGCCCCGCCTGCCGGGTTCATCGTCGGCGGCATCGCCCTGCTGCTTGTCGGTCTGGCCCTTGAGTCAGGCAGGAAAGGTCGCTGATGTTTGGTCGCCTGTTGGGCATTGGGTCGGAGCAGCGCGCCGTCTCGTACCAGTCGTTGTTCGCCTCGGGCGCTGACTTTGCCTTCCGCACGCCTGCTGGTGTCCCTATGGACCAGGAGAAGGCGCTCAAGGTTTCGGCTGTCTACGCCGCCGTGCGGCTGCTGTCGGACACGATCAGCACCCTGCCCGTGGACACCTTCATCCGGCGCGACGGTCAGCGGGTTCCTTATCGGCCCCGGCCTGAGTGGGTCTACAACCCTGACGTCGGCACGTCCAAGGATGAGTTCATCCAGCAGATCATGGTCTCGCTGCTGCTCAATGGCAATGCCTTCGTGCGCGTCTACCGCGCTACGTCTGGCCCCAACGCTGGCCTGCCGACAGCCCTCGTGGTGCTGGACCCCACGATGGTTGAGGTGCGCCGCAACCGCGAGGGGCAGATCGAGTACGTCCACGATCACCGCACGGTCATCTCGCGCCAGGACATGTTGCACCTGACCGAACTCAAGAAGCCTGGTCAGTTGCGCGGGGTCTCGCGGATTGACGAGCTCAAGGACACCCTGGGCATGGCTCAGGCGCTCACCGACTTTGCCTCTCGCTTCTTCGGCCAGGGCTCGGTGACCAGCGGAATCATTGAGACGCCCGCGATGATTACCAAGGAGCAGGCGCTCGACCTCAAGACCACGTTTGAGGCATCGCATCGCGGCGTGGATCGCTCTCACCGAGTGGGTGTCCTCGGCGGTGGGTCGAAGTTCGTCAAGACTGGCGTGGACCCAGACGAGGCTCAGATGCTTGAGTCGCGCATCCTGGCGACCGAGGAGATCTGCCGCATCTTCCGCATCCCGCCGCACATGCTACAGATGAACACACCCGGCGCGATGTCCTACGCCTCAGTTGAGCAGAACGCGATCCAGTTCAGCCAATACACGCTGCGGCCCTACATCTCCAAGATCGAGACCGCGCTGACCACGCTGCTGCCTGGCGATGCGTTCTACCGCATCAACCTGGACGGTCTGCTGCGCGGTGACTTCTCAACCCGCATGTCTGGCTACTCGACGGCTGTGCAGATGGGCGCGTTCAGCATCAATGACGTGCGCCGCCTGGAGGACTTGTCCCCCGTGGATGGCGGTGACGAGCATCGCGTTCCGCTGGCTAACGTGAACGTGACAGCGGCCAACCTGGCCGAGACCGATAAGCGCGTGATGAACGCGATCCGACTGATACAGGTTGGCTTCGCACCAGAGGAAGTGTTGGGGATTGTCGGCCTGCCGCAGATTACGCACACGGGCCTGCCCAGCGTGCAGCTCCAGGCGGCGACAAGCCTCGACCCACTAGACCCGGCAGCGGCCTACCCCGTGCGCGATCTGGACCCCGCCGAGTTTGCGGAGGCCATCGGCGCACAGATCCGCGGCCTGCCGCAGCCCATCATCAACGTCCAAGTGCCAGAACCTCCAGCGCGCAGCAAGCGCGTCGAGCGTGACGCGCACGGCAACATCACAGGGATCCTGGAGGAGTAATGGCGCTCAACACCAATGGCAAGAACGCCCTGGTCGGCGGCCTGACCGGAGTGGCTGCATATGCCAGCTTGCACACCGCAGAGCCCAACGCATCCGGCAGCAACGAGGTTGCAGGCGGCTCGTACACGCGCGAGTCAATATCGTGGAACGCAGCCAGCAATGGCACCGCGACGTCCTCGACCAACATTGTGTTCGACGTGCCCGCCAACACCACGATCACGCACCTTGGCTATTGGTCTGCGTCCACCTCGGGAACCTTCTACGGATCGCGCCAGTTGGATACTTCGCAGACTTTCAGCGGCTCTGCTGGCACCTACACCATCACCGCAGGGAACCTGTCCGAGTCCATCACCTAAGCCATGGCGGCCAACTTCACCCTGGACTCTCAGAGCCAGGGCGTACTAGACCAGAACTTCTTGGGCTGGTTTCCGACAAAGGCCGGCAACTTCACCCTGGATGACGCCGACCTCGGTCGGCTAGACATCCAGCAACTTGGTGGCACGGGCGCAGGATTCATCGCAGCAACCAGTACGTCGGTCGCTGCTATCGCTGGATCGGCTGCCCTGTCGGGTTCCGCTGCCGGAACAAGCGTTGCCACGGGCAGCGTTGCCGGATCGCTTGGATATTCCGGCAGCGTCTCTGGCACATCTACTGATGTCGGCAGCGCAGCAGGTTCGGCTGGACTTGTCGGTGTAGCAACGGGCGCAAGCAGCGACGCTGGCAGCGTGACTGGATCAGAGGGCGCGTTCGGCTCCGTCATGGGCAGCGAGTCCTCAACCGGGACAGTCACAGGCGCAGAGAACGCGACCGGATCTGTCCTAGGTCTCAGCGACAGCGCTGGCTCGGTTGCCGGATCTGAGGGTGCGCAGGGCAGCAGCGCAGGCACATCGGCAAGCGTCGGCAACGTCATCGGATTCGAGGGCGCTGGCGGTACGGTCGCTGGCACTTCTGACAGCCAAGGGTCGGCAACAGGCACAGGCTCAACACCTGCTCCCCCAGCACCTAGCGGCGGTCGGTATCGGCCCTTCATCGTCAAGCAGGCCGCACCTGTCGCAGCGTTTGGCGCGGCAATCGGCAGCAATGCCTCAGTCGGGCGCATACAAGGCAGCACAGCCCGCATCGGTGCTGTGGTCGGCAATGGGATGTCAGCGGGCATTGTGCGTGGCCTGAGCCGTCTATCTGTCGCCCCCATTCGTTACATCGAGGACACCGAGCATCGCCGCCGCAGGCGCGAGGACGAGCTGCTGACTTTGGAGTTGATCTAGTGCCCTACTTCATCACGGACAGCGCCGACGGCTGCGATGACTGGGCCACGATAAAGGACGACGGCGAGGTCATCGGCTGCCACACCACTAAGCAGGCAGCGATTGACCAGATGGTCGCGGTCAGCATCGCTGAAGGCATGGAGCCTGGCGGCGAGCGTGCCGTGAC